CGTCCCACGCTGCTGATTCTTTCCGCTGCGGTGGGGCTTGTCCTGCTGATTGCGTGCGCGAACGTGGCGAACCTGCTGCTGGCTCGGGCCGTGGGGCGCAAACAGGAGTTCGCGATCCGCACGGCGCTCGGAGCGCCGCGAGCGGCGTTGATTCGCCAGTTGATGATGGAGAGCTTTCTGCTTTCGATGGTGGGGGGTGCGGCAGGCGTGCTTCTGGGCCAGGTGGGGACACGCTTTCTGGCCGCGCTGAGCCAGGAAACCTTTCCGCAGATTGCGAGCGTGGCGATGGACACACACGTGCTGGCTTTCACGCTCGGGATTTCGATAGCCAGCGGAGTTCTGTTCGGCCTGACTCCGGCGCTCGAACTTTCCAGATCGGACCTTAATCCGACGCTGCGCGAGGAGGGCCGCGGAACGGCCGGAAACCGACGGGGGAGCCGCACGCGAAGTGTGCTGGTCGTGGCGCAGGTGGCGCTCTCGACGGTGCTGCTGGTGGGCGCCGGGTTGCTGATTCGCAGCTTTATCCGGCTTCGCGGCGGGCATCCCGGCTTCGAGCCTACGAATCTTTTGACGATGAACCTTACCCTGCCGCCGGCGAAGTATTCGAAGAGCGAGCAGTTGACGGCGTTTTGCGACCGCGTCATGGAGCGCGTCGACACCATCCCGGGTGTGCGGTCGGCCGCGCTTTCGACGGCCCTCCCAGCGGAGCCAACGCACCAGGCGCCGGTGCTGTTTGAAGGCCAGCCCGCGGTGGCACTGGGCAAGCGACCCATCGTCTACATACAGCAGCTCAGCCCGGATTACGCGAAGACGCTGGGGGTACGAGTTATTGAAGGACGCGCCTTCACGGCCCAAGATGACGCCCGTGCACCACGGGTGGCGATGGTTAACCAAGCGGCGGCGCGGCATTTCTGGGCGAATGAAGATGCGGTCGGCAAAAGGATCTGGGTGGGCCGGCTGGCAGAACCGTTCGAGGTGGCCGGAATACTGGGCGACGTGAAGAACGCGGGCCTCAGCGTGGCACCGGAGCCAGAAATCTATCTGCCGCTTCCGCAGCTTGTTTCGACGTACATGAGCTTGAGCGTGCGGACCGCCGTCAATCCGCACAGCTTGATTTCGGCCGTGCGGCGGCGGATTGCCGAGGTGGATCCAGACCAGCCGGTGACCCAAGTGATGAGCGGCGACGCACTGATTGAATCGGCCAGCGCGCAACCGAAGTTCACCATGTTTCTGCTGGGCGCGCTATCGGCGATGGCGCTGATTCTGGCCGTGATCGGAATTTATGGCGTGATCGCATACGCGGTAGCCCGGAGAACGGCCGAACTGGGGATTCGCATTGCGCTGGGCGCGACCAACGGCGATATTTTCAGGCTGGTAATCGGAAGCGGCCTCGCGCTGACGCTGGCCGGGATTGCGATCGGCCTGGTAGGATCGTTGGCGCTGACGCGAATGATATCCAGCCTGCTGTATCAAACCAGCGCAACGGATCCGCTGACATTCACGGCGAGCGGAGCGTTGTTTGTGACGGTTGCCGCGATTGCGAGCTATGTGCCGGCCCGGCGGGCGATGCGCATCGATCCGGCTACTGCATTGCGCACAGAGTAAGTGGGAAAGCAGGGCTGAGGCGCACCATGTGATATATCTGCTTACAAGGGGATCGGAAACTTACCGGAAATGTGTGGCATAGCAGGATTCACCCAACTCAAGACGAAGAGCGGCCGGAGCATAGCGCAGCGCATTACGGAAGTGCTGCACCATCGCGGACCGGACCAGCAGGGAATTTACGAAGGCTGCGAGGCAACGCTGTGCGCGGTCAGGCTGAAGATCATCGACCTGGCGGGCGGGGACCAGCCGATGGTCAGCGAAGACGGCGATACAGCGATTGCGTTCAACGGCGAGATATACAACCATCGGGAAATTCGCGCAGAGCTGGAGAGGCTGGGGCATCGGTTCCGATCGAGTTGCGACACGGAAACGGTGCTGCAGGCATTCCGGCAGTGGGACACGGACTGCTTCCAGCGGATGCGCGGGATGTTCGCGGTGGCGTTGTGGACGGAATCGCGGCGGCGGCTGGTGCTGGCGCGCGACCGCATGGGCATCAAGCCACTCTACTATTACCGGCAGGGCGACGATGTTTACTTCGGGAGCGAGCTGAAAGCAATTTTCGAGCATCCGGACGTAGCGCGACGGCTGGATCTGGAAGCGCTCGACCTGTACCTTTCGGTCAACTATATACCGGGGCCGCGGACGCTGATCGAAGGGATCCGGAAGCTGCCGCCCGGACACCTGCTCGAATGGGAGCACGGTAAGCTGCGCACGGCCGCATGGTGGACCTTGAATGTTGGCACGGAGGCAGCGGGGCAAGCCGGGAAAGCACCGCGGCTAGAGGAAGCCAAAGAGAAGCTGGACTGGCTGCTGCGAGATGCGGTTCGCGAGCACCTGGTGGCCGACGTTCCGCTGGGGGTGTGGGCGTCGGGCGGGCTGGACTCGTCGGCGATTTTGCACTACGCGGCGAGCGAAACGGCGGGCAAGCTCAAGACCTTCTCGGTATCGTTCGTCGGACGAAGTTTTGACGAGAGCCGATATTTCCGGGAGGTGGCGGGGGCGTACGGGACGGACCACCACGAGTTCGATTTGAATCCGGACGTCGAACTGGCGGGCGCGATCGAAGACTTCGCATACTATTCGGACGAGCCGAGCGCGGACGCGGGAGCACTGCCGGTATGGTATCTCTCGCGAATGAGCCGGCAGCATGTGACGGTGGCGCTCTCGGGCGAAGGCGCGGACGAGTTATTCGGCGGATATCTCACTTATGTGGCGGACCGGCTGGCGGCACGCGGGCGGCGCATCCCCGGGTGGATGCGGCGGTTGACTCTCGGTGCGCTGGAGCGATACTTGCCGGTTTCCGATGAGAAGATCAGCCTGGAATACAAGCTGAAGCGTTGGCTCGAGGGATGCGGGCTGGACGCGGACGAAGCGCACTTCTTTTGGAACGGCACGTTTTCCCCGGAGCAGCGGAAGCGAATCAGACTGGGGCACAGCGCGAGCGGGAGCGGCCTGCGGGGGCTGGTGGAAGAACTGGGATTGCCGAAGATGGGAGTGGTGGGCAGGTATCTCCAGGTGGACCAACATTACTACCTGCCGGATGACATCCTCTACAAGACCGACCGCATGAGCATGGCGCATTCGCTCGAAGTGCGGCCGCCGTTTCTGGATCACCGGATCGTGGAATTCGCGGCAGCATTGCCGGACGATTTCAAGATCCGCGGCTTTAAGCAGAAGTATATTCTGCGCGAACTGATGCGGGGCAAACTGCCGGCGGCTGTGCTGGACCGCAAGAAGGCGGGTTTCGACATTCCCACGCACGACTGGTTCCGCGGACCGCTGAGGAAGATGCTGCTGGACACACTGACATCCGAATCGATTCGTGCGACCGGCATCTTCGATGCTCGCGCCATCGAAGAGCTCATTCGCGATCACGTGGAGAGGCGCATCAACATCGGATATCATCTGTGGGGCCTGCTGACGCTTTTTCTCTGGATGAACCGGTGGAAGGTGCAGGCGAACCCGGTGGAAGTGACACCAGGGGAGACGGTGGCGGCATCACTCGATGCGCGGCGGCCATCGCACTGATGGCGGTTCTTTCCCTTTCACTAATTCACAAATACTTTTCTTTTCCCTGTTTTCAGTAGTTTGCAGATCACCTTAGGATTTCCAGAAAACTCCCGATGCTAGTTTGAGGTTGGGCAGAGGATGGATGAGCGGCTTTGCAATTTTGCAGAGCCGCTTTTTTTGGGGTGCCGATGCAGACCACGGGAAAAACGAAGGGGAAGGCAGTCAAAAAAACGGCCATTCCGAAGAGCTGCGAGGAATGCGGCCGCTGGAAGTCGATCCGGCAGAAGGTGCGGGTCAAGGAGTTATTGGGAACGGCAATCGAGAAGCTGAAACAAAGGTTCGAAGAAAAGGATTTTAAACCATCGGTGGCGGACTATTTGAAGCTGGTGGAAATGGAGGAGCAACTGGACCAGGGTTCGGACGCGATAAAGGAGATCAAAGTTACATGGGTCGAGCCGACGGCATCCGAAACCGACAAATAGCCTACGAGCCGCTACCTTCACAGCGGTTGTTCCACCAATCGGGCGCGCGGTTCAAGGGCTTTTCCGGACCGATCGGCAGCGGCAAGAGCCAGGCGCTTTGCCAGGAGGCGATCAAGCTGTGTTACTTGAACGCCGGCCGGATGGGCCTGCTGGGAGCGCCGACTTACCCGATGCTGCGGGATGCGACACAGGCGACGCTGTTCGAAATTCTCGACAGCAACGCGATCCCCTACGACCACAACAAGGCCGAAAACACGCTCCTGCTGAAAGAGACGCGGTCGAAGATCGTATTCCGGGCGGTGGACGAATTCGAAAGGCTGCGCGGCACCAACCTGGCCTGGTTCGGGCTGGATGAACTCACTTACACGCAGGAAGAAGCGTGGCTGCGGCTGGAGGGCAGGCTGAGGGACCCCAAAGCGACGCGCTTGTGCGGCTTTGCGGTCTGGACGCCGAAGGGTTACGACTGGGTGTACCGAAAGTTCATGGCTGACAACGGAAACGGCTACACGGCGGTGCTTGCCAAGCCTTTCGAAAATCGCTTTTTACTGGACAAGATACCGGACTTTTACGATCGCCTGAAGGAAAGCTACGATCCGAAATTCTACGAGCAGGAAGTTCTCGGGAACTATCTGAACCTGACAGGCGGCAAGGTTTACACAGCGTTTTCACGCGAGGAACACGTGCGGGATCTCGAAGTAGATCCACGCGCGCCGCTCATGTGGACGATGGACTTCAACGTAGATCCGATGAGTTCGGTGGTGGCGCAAATGGTGCACGGCGAGACTCGGGTGCTGGACGAAATTGTACTGCGCCACGCGACGACCGCACAAGCGTGCGGAGAGTTTCTCAAGCGATATCCAAAACACGAAGCCGGAGTGCGGGTGTACGGCGACGCTTCCGGATTTCACGAACAAACGACGGGGGCCTCGGATTACGCGATGGTGAAGGACTACTTCCAGGCGTACACGACGACGCCGATCAAGTACTCGGTGCCGAGATCGAACCCCAGTGTGAGGGAACGGATCAACCTGACGAACGCGAAACTGCGTTCGGCGAGCGGCGAGATCGGGCTAATGGTAGATGGCAGGTGCAAAGAGCTGATCAAGGATTTCGAACAGGTAGCGTACAAGGCCGATACAAACCAGGTGGATAAGGACCGCGACAGGCTGCGGACACATCTTTCCGATGCGCTCGGCTACCTGCTGTGTCAAGAGTACATGCCGCGGCCCAACATAGGGGAGCGGCAAGGGCGAATCATCTAATGCAGAACATCAATCGGGAACATCCGGAATACGTTGCGCGCAAGTCGATGTGGAAGCGCTACAAAGACCTGTACGCGGGCGGCGAACAGTTGCGTGAGCATTCCGCGGAATACCTGGTGCGGCGGCATAAGGAGCCAAACGAGGTCTTTCTGGAGCGGCTCAGCAGGGTCTTCTACCAGAACTATATCGGTTCAATCATCGACTGGTACGCGTCGACGCTGATGCACCGGAAGCCGGCGCTGCTGCTCGAAGGGAGCAATGCCCGCGCCATGCAGTATTACAGCTTGCTAGCCGACGATTGCGATCTTAAGGGAAGCAGCCTGTGCGAGTTCTTCCGGAGACGCTTCGTAGAGGCACTAGTGTGCGGGAGCAGCTACATCGTAGTGGACTTTCCACGCGCCAGCGGAGCGGCATTGAACCGGGCGGAGGAAGACGCGTCGGGCCGCTCGCGGGCGTACCTGGTGGACTACGGCCCGGACGAGGTCATCAACTGGAGCTACGACCAAGACGGCACCATGGAGTGGGTGGTAATCCGCACCACGTGCCTTCAACAGTCGAAAGTAACCGACGCCAAATGGGAACAGGAGACACGGTGGATCTATTACGACCGTGAAAACTACCAGATCTTCCGGAAAGCGGGCGAAGGCGGACAGATCGAAGCAGCGGACCAGGGCAGGCACGGACTGGCGTCGCTCGGCCGGGTGCCGGTCTTCCGGCTGAAGGTGACCGACGGACTGTGGCTGATGAATAAGGCGGCACTGCTACAGCTCGAGCACTTCAACAAATCCAACGCTCTTTCCTGGGCGCTGACGATGGGGCTGTTTGCGATGCCGGTGGTGTACTCGGACCGCGAATGGAACCAGATTGTAGGCGAGTCCTATTACATCCAATTGGGGCCGCAAGACCGGTTCGGGTGGACGGAGCCGGAGGGGAAAGTCTACCAGATTGCGGCAGAGAACCTACTGCAATTGAAAGACGAAGTCTACCGTGTGTGTTACCTGATGAGCCAGGCAACCAGCGGCGGAGCCGATGGCATGCGGCAGTCGGGGCTGAGCAAGCAATTGGACTTTCAGACGACGGACGAAGTGCTGGGGGCATACGGCGCAACGGTCCGGGAAAGCATGAAACAGGTGCTATGGGCGATCGGCGCCGCGCGGCAGGACGCGTTATCGATCGACGTGGCGGGGATGGACGAGTTCGACATCGACGATTTCAGCACGGAGCTGGAGGACGCCAAGAACCTGCTGAATCTGGGGATTGCATCTCCAACCCTGAAGAAACAGATTTATAAACGGGTGGCACTGCAATACCTGGCGGACGCGAAACAGGAAATCAAGAACCGAGTAGCGGAGGAGATCGAGGGGGAGTGAGGGTGGCGGCGCTCGCCGGGGATGGGGGCTCGCGGCCCCCGGGAAATGGGGGAAAGGGAATAGGGGCGCTCGGAGGATGAGCTCGCTGCGCCCCGGGGAGACGGGGGCTGGCGGGCGCTCGCCGGGATAGGGGACAGGGACTCGCTACGCTCGGGGGATCAGTGCAGGCCAACGAGACGAACGGGGCCAGGTGGGGAACGGAAAGCAACATCGATGGGAGGCCTATGGAAGGAATCGACATACAGGCAATAGTGAAACAAGCGGTGCAGGAGTATGCGAGTTACGAACAGCAAAAGAGCGAACCTGCTTACAAAACGGAGCTGGAGGAGGAGCGAAAGCGGCGGGAAAACCTGGAGATAAAGTTCAACGAACTGGTGGAGGAGAATCACCGCACCAGGAAGGCGGCGGATGAAGCAGAGCGCAGCTCGGCGATCCGTGCCGAACTACAACGCCTCGGTGTAGCAAAGATCGACCTGGCGTTCAAGGCGGTGCAGGACGGAGTCGCGCGGAGCGCAGACGGCCGGTTTGTGGCGCGCTCGGAGAAGGGCGACCTGCCGATCAAGGAATACCTAGCCGGATTTGTAACCGAGAACCCGGAGTTTCTACCGGCTCGCATTGCCGGCGGAACCGGGATGACGGCCACACAGAAGGCCCCCGCGGGCGGGAGTGAGACGATAACTCTCGATCGCATCCGCCCTGGCATGAGCGCGGAAGAAAAGCAGCGGGTACGAGAAGAGATCGTGCGCGTGGCATCGCAGACCCTACGTGGTCTGTAACCCTCAAGCGGAACCGCAGAGCGCCTTTGGCGCAACGCCGTGCCGCGTTGGACTCATAGCACGGCCGATCCGGGCTATGGAAGACAGAAATCAATAAGGAGAAAGAATGGGAGCAATTACTTCGGCTAATGTCGCGAACGCGATTGTGAAGCTGGTAGCGGCGGATGCGTTACCGACGCTGGTGAGCAACCTGGTGATGGGCAACCTGGTAAACCGCGACTATGAACCGGTGCTGGCGCACGCCGGCGACACGGTAAATATTCCGATTCCGCCGACGGGGATGGTGGCGAACAACATCGCGGAAGGCAACACGGTGACGCTGCAGAACCCGAGCATGGGCAATGCTCAGATTGTGCTATCGACGCACGAAGAAGCGACATTCCAGATACCGGACGTAACCAAGGTGTTGGCGGTGCCGGACCTGCTGAAGGTTTACATGCAACCGGCGGTGGTGGCGATCGCGGAGAAAATCGAGAGCGACCTGCTGAACCTGTATGCGACCTTCACGACAACGGTGGGCACGGCGGGGGTGGCGATCACGGAGCCGACCATTGATGCCGCAGAAACGGCCCTGTTCCTGGCCAAGGAGCCGGCCACCTCGCAGAAGTACATCGT